ACAAATGTACCGTATCACGAAGTTGGGAATGGTCTACATGAAACCCACGATTTCGTATACAACTAGTTTTCTTTGGTGTGGAACCCAGTGTTTGAATCCACACGAAAGGACGTGCCGAATCCTTCATCCTCAGTCGGACGGATCGGTAAAAATTGAGTTGTTTCCGTATCCCAATGTTTTGGATCGGATCGATTCTAAGGAGGAGGTCGTGGTGCAAAAGTATGTGGACGGTTCCTTTTCCGAGAACGATGATCTGTTTACGCCTGTGTGCCCTCAGGCTTCTTCGTCTTCGCAGACGAAAACCAAGACGGACAGCACTTCTTCACCTCGGCCAGTGCAACGTTCGCAACCTTCCCGAGTTCGGCCTTCACGAGCTTAACAGCCTCAATGACATAGGGAAGCGCAACATCGCACCATGTGACAAGCTGCGTCTTCTGCTCATCGGACAGGGGGGACTCGCGAATGGCCTTCTTCACCTCTTCCACAATAAACTTCGCCTTGTCCTCGTCCGAGCGGTCGGCGAGGATCTCTACCTCGGCGATCTTCTGAATAACAAACTTCACAAGATCAGACTTATTGGCAAAGTCGATAACGGCAGCCTTCACTACCGCCACCGCCACTACCTCTGTAGCAGGAGCAGGAGCAGGAGCAGGAGCAGGAGCAGGAGCAGAATCAACAGGCACAGTGGCTTCGGGAGCAGGATCAGACGACATCGTGCTTGTGTTTAATTTTAGGTCTTACAAAACTTTCAATAGAATAACTCAGCACTGCATGGAGATCTCTGATATCGTGTATCTCGCATTTTCAACAATTATGGTCGTCGTGATTCTTCATGTGGGCGTGTTCTGGGTGTCTCGCCTCATCCAGCCGCCCAAGCCAAAGATCGTCTATGTCGATCGTGCACCCCCTATTATTCCAGAGGTCGTGTCGGCTCCTATCCTCCCAACTCCGCCGCCGCCTGTATCCCCACCACCTCAGTCACAGGTCCAGCCCCAGCCTCAGTCCTCTATGGCTCGCGAGATGCCCCAGGTCATGAGTGTTCCAACCTACGACATGCCGCCCCCGATTGTTCAGTCCAACAAGCCTCAGGGTATGGCGGCATCTCCAACCTATGATATGCCCCAGCCAAACAAGCCCAATACTGCTGGTCTCCCTCCCCCGATCGAAACACGAGACGTAGATCGTGTAGGATTCTCGGGAGGGAAGGCGGCGCCGCCACAGTAGGCGTTTTCACAGTGTGCGGTATACTAGGTAATGAATCGCTTGAAGACCCTGTATAAGTGGGACCCCGCTGTCCGCTTAACCCGTCAAGGGAAAGTCGGGAACTATTCGGTGAAAGCTCCTCAGGGAGGAGGGATTCCAGGATGGTTGTGCCTGACCCGTGATGAACACTCGAAGCCAATCGCTCTCTGGGTTCCCAGGAAGGAGAATGCTGTTGCCCAATCTGTTCGGCTCGTATGGGACGAACGATGTTTTGAGGATACGATTCTTCGTGTTGAGTATACACCTACGCATGTGTTTCTAGCAGATGCGTGGATGCTGAATGGAACCCCTTTGTTTATGAATACCACATTCGGTGCGAGACAAATTATATTGAAATCTATTTTTGCACTCCATACATCCTGTCCTGAATTTGAGACGCGGGCTATCCGTCTTCGCGATGATATCACCGATATTCGGGGTTACGAATATTACAGTAATATGGAGGGTGAGAAAGGTGTGTTTGCCGAATGCAAGAAAAAAGAAGAGGAAACCTTGAAGTATGAGATTGTGGCCACAGATATTCCTGACGTCTACAAGGTTGCTGATGTAGGGTATCTTCGAGTCAGGACAATGGCTCTTTCCAAAACCCTGAGATCATTTGGCAGAGTGTTTGCCCTAGAGTGCGTTCAGAACGATGATGGGACGTGGACGCCAGTAATAGATTCTCCTACCAATACAAATGGCTCGTAAACTCCACACTACAAAGAAAGTGAAGAAGGCTGGTCGTCGCCATCGCCGTCATGCACTCACCAAGAAGGGAGGCGGATATGGCTTTGGCGGCTCCGTCCTCTCGAGTGTCGGTGGCCCCAATGCTGGAAACGCGCTCTGGGACTCGGACACGGCGAAAGATTGTGGAGTAGGTGATCGTGGCGGAAACAATACGCTCGCAGGTGGTCGTCGTCGTCGCCGTTCCTCCAAGAAGACGGCAGGACGTCGTCGTAAGCATCGTGGAGGCACGCTGGCCCTCCAGCAGCCCCGTGCGGGGTACACGTTCAACGGAAGCGGTGTCGCAGGAACAGCCGACACTGTTCCCATTGGAAGCACCGTGACCTCTGTATGATATAAATATCTTTGAGTGAATTAATGAAGGCGAACGTAGATACAGCCGTAGCAGCTCTACTCCTCTTAATCTCCATCGTATTCCTTGTTCAACGTCGTGTAGGGTACTTGGCCGTCTGGCTGCTCCTGATCACGGTGGTTATTGGATACGGAGTTCGTATACCTCTTACTGTTGCCGTAACCCTTGGTATTGCCACGGTTGCCGCTGTTGTGCTTTTGTCTGGACAGGCCATTCGTGAAGGGTACGAGAACCCCAATGAGTCAGAGGACAAGAAAGACGAGAAGAAAAAGAAGTCCGAGCCGAAGCCTCATTCGTCATCTAAGAGCGATAAGGCGGAGGAGAATACTATGGACGCCCACCTTGATGCGGGAACGACCATACTACATGCTTTCCAGAAACTGAACCCTGAACAGGTTCTACAAATGCGCGATGATACAAAGGAACTGATGGAGACCCAGCACCAGCTGATGGAGACGCTTTCGTCGCTCGGTCCGCAGGTGAAGCAGGGTGCGGAATTAGTGAAGAGTTTCCAGGGAATGTTTGGCGGAAACCTAACAGACGTCCTGAAGGAGTGAAGCACCAGCCGCATACTTGAAATATTGATGCCCAGGTTCCTTTGACCGAATATCGAGCAGAGGAACTCCAAAGGCGTGGGTAAGAATCTTCCAGACAAAAATCGTTGTGCCGAGATTGTAGTGTTCTACAACCTCGCTCCAGCGCTGAATGGCAGCCACGAGAACTTGTATGGAGGATGCGATATACCATGCCAATGTGGTAAACGACATATCGTGGGTACCGCCAAAGTAAGTATACAGACTCGGGAATCCAAGATAACATACCCAGAAAAGAACATGACCAATCGGCTGAATCAGAATGGTCGCATACGTCATTGCATACTCGAGAAAATTAGGAGACCACAGACTCTTTTCTAGAGCTATGTATTTCCAAACCACCGAGCCGTGGTTTGGATGTTCAATCATCCTTCGTAGAGGTAGACGGCTGATCCTCTGGGGCGGGAGGGTCATCAATTACAATACCGTTCGCAGGAAATTCCACCGTCTCAAACGTCTTGGGGTTGATGTAGTACCACGTCTTGCCCTCAGATGCAGGCAGGAGGGCAGTGAGAACTTCGGGGGTCACGTGGTTATCGTATGCGATAAGACAGTTCAGTTCCTCTGTGCAGTCTGTTAGATGCTCAACATCCTCACCGAACCCGATATACAGCCACGGAGGAGGCGGAGCAATAAACAGTTCAGCAAGTTTGTATGGTGCGCGCCATTGGTGTCCGTCCGTCCAATGAATGGCAATCTTGTGAACCTGGTGAAATCCAAGTGTCTTGCGAACATCGTGCAGAATAAAATTGCTGTCTCCACTACCAATGTCTAGTTCATGATACTCTGAGACAGAGATTTTGCAACCATCCCTGTCATGTACAGACCATGCCATCGTCTCATACGTAGGATTCCGCCCATACACACAGACCTCAACTGTGTAGTAAAGATTGACGACTGCATGAAGAATCCATGAACCAACCGTCTCAATAGCATCTTCAAAGCGAGGCATTTCTATACTATAAACATCTACGCCGTAAAACCCTCGATCATCGCACGGTCGAGCTGCAGTCCAATAGCAATCGAGGTTCCCAGGGCTGTAACAATGAACGGCATCGCCATCAGGAACCACGCAACAATGCCGAGGTTGAGGCGGCACAGCAGGTCGAGAATGAATACCGTGGCACCGCCAAAAACAAGCTTTGTCGCAGCCGTCACGAAAGCGAAATCTGCGACATCGAGACCGAGCTGAACGGCAACGAACAGAGCATATAGAAGTGCAGGGGGGCACAGTCCATCGATAAATTTCATTTTCGTGCTTTATGTAGTATACATAAAATATGAGCAGCCAAGTTGAACAGATTATGATGTACACGGGAGCGTCGCAGGGGGAGGCAGAGAAGGCTCTGGCCGATCAGAATGGAAGTATTATAGACGCGATCGCTGCACTTACTCCTGTACCCACTGTTTCGGGTGCTAAGCATATCCCTCCTCCCCCTATCGTTGATGCTGGTCATGATGCAGATACGCTCGAGCGAATTCGGCTTGGACGTCTCATGGCGGATATGCTCAGCGCTTCAGCGAGAAACGACCTCCGCGGAAAGGCATCGCACTACCCCGCGAAGGAGGAACAAACCGCAACTGCGGAGTGTAAGGAGCATTCGGTGCCCCCACCTTCGGCTTCTCAATAGTGACTGCAAATTGAACAGCGTACTCCTGAAATTTTCGTTCCATATCATCAATATCTGCAAACATATTCATAGAATACGTCTGTTCATACGCCCGACGCGAGGCATCGGCATAAACTTGTATGTCATCAAGCTCATTTACCGTATCTACCCAGTCATCAACCTTGAAATAGTCCAGAGCGTACTGACTATTGCCAATCCATTCCTTCATTCCTTCGGTCGTTCCCGATGGGCGTGTGTTGTGGGGATTCTCCTTGGCCATTGGTTTCGAATAAAGAACGGGAATACCGTTGTACATGGCTTCAAAGGCAACGCGCCCCCAGCTTTCGTAAAAAGAAGGGACAAGAAGAATACGCGTTCGCCGTAGAACGACTCGAATATCGTCCTGAACATCAATCCATTCAATATTTGGTATGTTTTCGGGGACTGCAATACGATTGTAGTACGGCCTGACTCCCAAAAACTTACGATCAGGAAACCGATTTGCCAGCTCTAAAAAGAGGGGGAGTCCTTTAAGAAAGTTGGCATTGATCAGGGTTATACAGTCTCCAGTCGGCGCAGTTCCTTTCTCCTGAAACTTGATTTCATGTTCGAGCATAGCAGGACGAACAGACTCTACGATGCGAAATGTAGGAGAGATTGGAACAGTATTCACAATGTGGTTGCGAATATGATTCGAAATGATCCAGAGAATATCTGTCCACTGTCCAGCACGCTGGTAGGGAGCAATATTATTCACATCTTCACCAAAATGCATAGTTGTCACTAGCGGCTTCTGGAACCGTTCATTTAGACGCCGCACAATTTTCATCATTGGGAAGTGTGGCGTAGACCAAACGCCTGCACCATTCAGTTCAGTTTCGGCATTTGTGTAGTAGACCCACGGAAGATTACGATAGACTCCACGAATACCACTACGGCCTCGAGTAATTGTAACAAATGATACGGTATGACCACGACGTTGCAATTCGGTTGCAATAGCGACGTCGTGAAAGAAAGCCCCGCACGGGTCGGGCATAACCTGTGCAAAAAATACAACTTTCATTTCTTTGTTTATTCTGAGACTGCTTTCTGTCGAACAAGACGCGTTGGATCACCGCCGCGAGACCATGGCTGAACAAAACTGTTGACTGCGTGCATCTCATCCTTCACCTCCTGAAGAAGAGGATCAAACTGCTGGGGAAAGAACTTGTCTGTGACTGTTGAGCATTCCTTGCGCGTACGGATAGGCGCGCTCTGGATGAGCTGGCTTTCCGTATCCTTATTTGCTGCCGACGGGCCGCCACCCATATTAGGCGTTGTGGCCCACGGGCGAGCAAAGGTCTGTTGATGACCCTTGAGGCGCTGAGTGCCAGGATCACCAAGGGCAAGGCGAGAATACAGATCCACGTCACAGCCGCCCGCCGCTGTGTTTCCGTAGTTTCCCGTGTAGTTCATAGTGACGAACGAAGACGCAAAGTCGGCAACGCGGTCAAAGTCCTGGCAGGGCTGGGGGGCAGGGCGAGCCGAGGTCATGTAATAATCCTGCTGGGCCTTATTATCACGGAAATCGTAATCCATCTGGGTTACGTCAGACTTGTAGCGCGTCGGGGCATAAAACCACGAAAGCGGATTTGATGTCTGAGGTTCCTGGTCGGTCATCTTATTCTTTAAAACGGATAAACTTTCGGGGAGCTAAACAGTCAAAAGTAACAGGATGTCCGTTCTCATGCCATGTGACTGGATTGATCATGACGAATTTGGAAAGTTTGTCATTGATATTTATGGACGAACGGATGAAGGGGATACGGCCATGCTTCGTGTTCGGGGCTACAAGCCATACTTCTACGTTGCGTCGGAGTATGATTTCTCAACAGAGGATCACGGTATTTCGAAGATCAAGGTGACTCATCTGGAGAAGTTCGATGTATTTGCAGGATACAATGGTTATGTTCCCACGAAAGTGCAGAAGGTGGAGGTAGAATCGATGAAGGATTTCAGGACAGCAGTCAAGGTTGCCAAAGATGCATACGAGGATGGCAAGGCTCTCTACAAGATCTACGAAGCGAACCTTCCTCCGCTCCTCCGCTTCTACCACGATCATGAGATTCTTCCTGCATCTCCTGTGACCTTTGTGGCTGGACAGAAGATCAAGGGTCTGGAAAAGGCGTGGTATGTTGATCTAGTCAATATCAAGAGCAAGCCGAGTGCAGATACTCCCCTCAAGATTGCAGCCTACGATATTGAGTGCACGTCCGAGAGCGGGAACTTTCCAGTTCCCGAGAAGGACCCAGTGATCCAGATCGGGATTACGATGCGATGGTCGAATAATATGATGCTGAACGTGGCGCGCAAGGTCTTTGTCTACGGAACCGTAGCTCCGTCAGGCGACAAGACAGTGGAGTTCAAGGGGTTTCCAACAGAAGCTGATATGATTGAGGCGTTTCAGGAGTATGTGCAGGAAGAGAACCCTGACGTAATCTGTGGGTACAATACGTATGGCTTTGATGACAAGTTCTTGGCGACTCGGGCAAAAGTGAACGGAATGAAACTCAATCTGGCACGCGGATCTATCTGGGGCGATATTCTACAGAAGAAGACGTTCGAGCTGGCGTCGGGGAAGTATGAGGTGGAGTATTTGAAGACCCCTGGTCGGCTAACAATCGATCTCCTCCTGAACATGCGGCGCGAACATACGCTGGATTCTTACAAGCTCGATAACGTAGCATCCGTGTTTCTCCGCGATAAGGTCTTAAAGTTTGAGGGAACAACGGTGCATACCAAAACCACACGGGGTCTCAATGTAGGAAACTATGTGCGCTTTGATTTGGTAGGAAATACGATGAACCCGTACCAGGAAGGACGTAAGTTCCTTGTGAAGAGCATGACGTCCAAGACGTTCACGATCGATGAAACTGAACTCTTTACGGATCTTGATGATGCAGAGAAGAAGACCTTAGAATGGTCGTTTACCAAAGATGATCTACATCATCTCGAGCTGTTTGCGAAGCATAAGGGAAGCGCAGCAGATCGGGCAATGATTGCCAAGTATTGTATTCAGGACTGTGATCTTGTCCTGACGCTGATGGCGAAGCTGGACACATTTGTGAACGCTCGCGGTATGGCAGATGTCTGCTTCGTCCCACTCCAATTCCTGTTCTTGCGTGGACAGGGAATCAAGATCTTCTCGCGCGTGGCGTATGAAGCCTCGAAGCGTAACCAGGTGATGCTCACGCAGGAGGCGCTGGAAGGTGATGGAATTGGGTATGAGGGTGCGATCGTGATCTCGCCGAAGATTGGGATGTATCTTGAGACACCAATTGCAGTTCCGGATTTCAACAGTCTGTATCCGTCCTCCATGATCGGCGAGAATCTGTCGCCCGACACCTTCCTCTACAGGAAGACGTATAGCAAAACAGGGAAGCTGGTGTTCTATGAAGGAATGCCTGCCGATCA